CAAGAAGGGGGAACAAAATAATAAAGGTGGTAATTCTGAAGCGAACCAAACCAAAGCTGAAGTAGAACTTGAGATTAAAAAGCTTGAACTTCAGAAGTTACAGCGTGAAGTGAATCCCTCTGAGTATCGTCCACCTGAAGAGGATTACAAGCTTGTGCTGAATCCTGATGAGGAGATACCAAATGAGCCAATTCTTTAATCCCCCAGAAGGTTCAGTTCAATTAACACCTAAACAAGCAAACATCTATTTATGGGGTTGGCAAAAAGAAGCCCGATTCCGTGATGCTGTTTGTGGTCGACGTTTTGGTAAGACTTTCTTGGCCAAAGCGGAAATGCGAAGAGCCGCAAGACTAGCGGCTAAATGGAATGTTTCTGTCGAGGATGAGATCTGGTATGCAGCGCCTACATTTAAGCAAGCTAAACGGGTTTTCTGGAAGCGATTAAAACAGGCAATTCCAGCTTCTTGGCGTGCTGGAAAGCCGAATGAAACTGAATGTTCAATTACTTTAAGAAGTGGCCATATCATCCGAGTTGTAGGTCTGGATAACTATGATGATCTTCGTGGATCTGGTTTATTTTTCTTAATTATTGATGAATGGGCCGACTGTAAATGGGCTGCATGGGAAGAAGTGCTTCGCCCGATGCTTTCTACTTGTAAGTATATGGTGAATGGCGAGCAGCGAGTCGGTGGCCATGTTTTAAGAATTGGTACGCCTAAAGGCTTTAACCATTGTTATGACACATTCATGGATGGTCAGCCCGGTCATGAACCAGATTGTAAAAGCTTTTCCTATACATCCCTTCAGGGTGGAAATATTCCTGAGTCTGAAATCATTGTTGCTAAGCGCAAAATGGATCCTAAGACTTTTAGTCAGGAATATGAAGCAAGCTTTGAGAGCTATCAGGGTGTTATCTACTACTGTTTTAACCGGTTGCTGAACGCATCAACTGAAACAGTTAAGCCAAATGACGTGCTTCATATTGGGATGGACTTTAATGTTACCAAGATGGCTGCTGTTGTGTATGTACGCCGTGGTGAACATATGCATGCAGTCGATGAGTTCGTAAATCTGTTCGATACTCCGGCAATGATTGAGGCTATCCAAGAACAATATCCTAATCATGAAGTCGCAATTTATCCCGATGCCTCTGGTGAGAACCGGAAGTCGAGCAATGCTAGTGAAACGGATCTGGCGCTACTTAGAAAGGCTGGTTTTAAAGTTCATGTGAACAGTAGAAACCCAGCAGTTAAAGATCGCATTAATTCAATGAACGGGATGCTGTGCAATACGTTGTCTGAGCGCAGATTGTTTGTGAATGTAGATAAATGTCCTCACTTTGCCAAATGCCTAGAGCGACAAATCTATGATGATTATGGACAGCCGGATAAGAGTGCCGGTTTTGACCATATGAATGATGCAGGTACATATCCAATCGCTTATTTATTCCCGATCGACAAGAAATCTGTTGGAGTTCGAAGGATTCGCGGAATGTCTTAAACAACGCACCTTTTTAGGTGCTTTTTTATTGGTGTTTTTATGGCAGTTACTGATAAACATCCGCAGTATATTGCTGCACAAAAAAGCTGGTTAATTATGCGAGACGCCGTTGCTGGTGAAGAGCAGATTAAACAGGCACAAACTAAGTACCTAGCTAAATCAGCCGGAATGATTGAGGCTGAAAAGCAAGGAGATACGACTGGAGAGATTTATAAAGCCTATCTAAGTCGAGCTCAGTATCCATTATGGGTTCAGGATTCACTACGCACGATGATTGGTTTAGTTTCAAAGCTGGAACCTAACATCGTAATTGAAAGTTCTCTGTTAAAGGGTTTGATAGAGAATGCAACCAATGATGGTTTTGGGCTTAAACAGCTCTTTATTCGCATTTGTTCAGAGTTGCTAGAGTTTGGGCGCTGTGGGCTGCTTGTCGATGTTGATGCTAACGGAGTGCCATATTTCGCCTTATATGATGCGTTATCTATTATCAACTGGAAGGAAAACAGTATCGGTGGTCGTAAAGATCTAAAACTGTTAGTGCTCGAGGAGCAATTTGATAATAGTGAAGATGAATTCGGGCACGAAACTAAAACGGTTCACCGCGTTCTATCTATGGATGATGGAGCATTAGCGGTCCGATTGTTCGATGGTTCAAATGTGGAGGATAAAACTCCCGATCTCGGCGGTAATCAACTTTCTTTCACACCATTTGTTTTCTGCGGTGCCACTAGTAATTCTCCCCAAGTTGGTACGGTACCATTACTCACCATGGCAAAAGCAGCACTCAAGTATTACCAGCTCAGCGCGGACTACTTTCAGTCACTTCACCATACAGCTCATCCTCAGCCATGGATTAACGGACTTGAGGGTGATGAAGATATTAGCGTTACTGGTGTTATGGCTGTCTGGAGTCTTCCTCCAAATTCACAATGTGGTTATTTAGAAATTTCAGGTAACGGCATTGAACTCACTAAAAAGGAAATGGATGCGCAAAAAAATTCAGCATTAGAAGCTGGGGCTAAAGTAGTTGATACCAATACACAGGAATCAGGTGAAGCGCGCCGTGCACGGCAAGACGATCAGCAAGCAAGTCTTCACAGTATCGTGATGTGTGCAGCTGCAGCAATTGAACAAGCCATTAAGTATGCAGCGCAGTGGTTAAAGCTGGATTCGACAAAATATTCATTTACGGTTGAACCTGAGTTTATTGTGCAGGTCACGGATATTAATCTTGCAAAACAGCTTTATGAGGGTGCTATTTCAGGGAAAAACTCTTTCCGCACATATTGGGAATACCTGATGACAGGTAAATTACCAGCTCACGACTATCAGGAAGAAGTGAAGCGGGTAGAAATAGAGCGAGATAACACTCCTTTGTAGAGGTGATGTATGGCTTCAAAAGAAGATAAATCATTGATTGAAGTACTTACCCAACATCAGGCGTACTTATATCGGGTGTCTTCTCAATCTGTTAATGAGCTACTAAAAATCTTTAATGATGAGTCAATATTAATGTTGGCAAAGCTTCGGGATTTGCTTGATGAATTAAATGATTCTGAAAAGATGGCTCTAGCAAGTGGACAGTACACAACGTCAAATCTGAAGGAAGTTCGTGATCTGATTGCTCAGTGGTTTACTGCAATAAACACTGCATTACCTGAAGCTTTCGCTGTTTCTGCTACTGCCTTGGCTGTTTATGAAGCCAATTACATGGCGAAGCTATATGGCGGCAAGATCAAAAAACCAAATGGTGAAAAGCTATATGCAGCAGCTAAAAAAATACCATTGGTAGGTGGGGCTCTTGTTGATGATCTGCTATCAAGAATTGCTGAAAATGCCCGCCAAAAGGTTGAGTATGCAATTCGGGATGGCATTAACTCAGGTAAAACAAATCAGGAAATAGTTCAGCGTATTCGCGGAACCAAGCGCCTTAATTATGAGGATGGGCTTTTAAGTAGCTCTAAGACGGATATTGAACGTACCGTAAGAACAGTTCGTAGTCATGTTGCTAATCAAACGTATTTAGATACTTTCAAACAGTTAGGTTTTGAGTATGTTCGTTTTATTAGTGTATTGGATGGAAGAACATCAAAACTTTGTGCATCTCTTGATGGATCTGTTTGGGAAATAAACGACCCAGCTAAGCGTGTACCGCCATTACATCCTCATTGCCGCAGTATTCTGGTACCAGTCGAGAAAGATGGTCGACTTGCTGGAGAGCGTCCATTTGTAATGGATGAGCGCAAAGTAAAGGACATCCCGAAAGATGAGCGCAGCCAATTAATAGGGCAATTGGATGCAAACACCACATTCAAAGAGTTCTTTAAGAAAACAGATGATTTCTTTCAAAAGGAGTGGCTAGGGCCAAAGAGGTACAAACTTTATAAAGAAGGGAAATTTGATCTTGAAAAGTTCTTTGATCCTGAAGGCCGTTTATATAGCTTAGATGATTTGAGAAAGGTGGATGAAAAAGCTTTTAAAAAGTTGGGTCTGTAATTTTTCTTATGTTATATTTTTTAAAACATCAGAATTTATACAATATGAAAACAATAGCTTTTGTATGTCTAACCCTAATTTCCATCACTTGTTTAGCTGAACCAAGTCAAAAATATCTTAAAGAATATGATCGATTGTCTGAAGCTTTGGAGTCAGCAATGGCAAATGCATATTCTTTTGATCCTGCAACTGGTCAAGTAAAACAGGCTACTCAAGGTTTAGAAGCTAAAAATAATTTATGTAGAGCTGCCCAGGCGAAACTAAACCTCACCACGTTTTTAAAAGACAATTTAGAGGAATCTAAAGAGCTTTATAAATCTATTGATGGTGCAGAGACTCTAGATAAAAATTATCTTAGTGGACAACAGCAGGAACAACAAAATCTCGTTTCAAATTTGAAAAAAGACCTTGTTGGAACTGGATTTAACTGTGAGTAATTATTGCCGATTACAGGTAATTCTAAACTCACTTAAGACACAATTTTCACCTATATAAGCGCCCAAATGGCGCTTTTGTCATTTATGGAGTTTGGCTTATGAGTGAATCAAAAGTTAGACATTTGGTACTTAAAAGAGTTTCAGATAAATCTTCTCATCTTGCTCTTTGTGACGAGGAAACAGGTATTCCATTAGCTGGATTAACCGCTGTAAAAATGAATTGTAGTGTTTTTGAGGGTCCAGCGACTATCACGGCAACATTTGATGTAGGTGGTCCTCAAGGTATCCGCTTAGTTGGTGATGAACCTAGATCAGAGGTTTGGAATAAAAAGTAAACGTAGCTAAAGGTGGTAAAAATGTCTGAAATATCAGTTGCTGAATATGTAAAGAGAAAAGAAGAGTTAGAAAGAACACTAACAGGCCATATTGCTGAATTGATCAGTAAATTTGAAAAAGATACAGGCGTAAATGTACAAGATGTTTATGCGAATTTTTCTAGCGCCACTTGTTTGGGTGGTTCTGAAAAACACTTTCTAACTGGTGTGACAGTTAAAACCTCAATTTCTAATTAATCCAATTTATTAATTCAATAGCACCTTCGGGTGCTTTTTTTGTGAGTATTAAAATGAGCAAGAAACTATTAACAGCATCTATGGTTGCATACATTGGTACTAAGTCAGTTTTAGCAACGCCCATGACGCGTGGTGAATACAATGAATACCAAGGGTGGCAAATCCCTGAAAATGAAGACCCAAGTGATCCTGGTTATTTAATCGAATACAAAGATGGTGGCAAGGCTAATCATCCAGATCATGAAGGTTATATTACTTGGTCGCCAAAAGATGTTTTTGAGCATTCATATCAACTAGATGGTTTTCAAAATTGTGTAATGGGCCGTGAAATTCATAAAGATGATAATGGAGTAACAGTTACCCATAACGAAACTGTTAAAACCCGTGATGGTGAACAGTCTCTTGAAACCGGTCATTTCTATGACATCGTAACTGGAGATTCACTTACTCCAATTCAATTTCAACTTGGTCCAGTTAAGGAAGTTGGAGTAAATGGCATCACGAATGAAGCATTACTTGCGATAGTTTTACATCGTTTACGTGTTCTGAATGAAAAGTTTCCTTGCCGCGAAAATTCACTTGCTATTACCAATATTGAGCAAGGTCAAATGTGGCTAGAGCAACGTACCCGAAATCGTCAGAAGCGTGGTGTTGAAGGTTTTAACATCGCTTAACTTTATTAATCGAAATACAGCGTCCTAATGGGCGCTTTTTTAATGCCTGAAGCTAAGCAGAGGGTTCAACAATTAAACCCGCTAAGCGGTATCTCTAGGAGATTTTTAAATGCCAGACGAAATCAAAGTTGATTTGGAAAATCCTGAAATTAAAGCAGCTATTCAAGACGCCGTTGATGAAGCTGTTAAAGGTCTTAAAGATAAGAACGCTGAACTTATCAAAGATAAAAAAGAGTTGAAAGATGAACTAGGTTCATTGAAATCAAAGGTTGAGGGTTTAGATCTGGATGCAATCAAGGTCCTGCTTGATAAATCAAATCAGGATGAAGAATCCAAACTTATTGCAGAAGGCAAGATTGAAGAAGTTATTCAGAAACGCACTGAGAAGATGCGTGAAGAGCATGACAAGGTTCTTAAGGCAGAGAAAGAACGGGCAGATAAAGCTGAAGCTTATGCCGAGAAATTCAAGAAATCAGTAGTGCAAAGCCAAATTGTTCAGGCTGCTATTGAACTTGAAGCACTGCCAGAAGCGACCCCTGATATCGCCTTTTTAGCTCAGACAAAGTTTGCATTAGATGAAAACGGCAAAGCTGTGGCAGTTGATGAAAACGGGGATGTGGTCATTGGTAAAGATGGTCAGACACCGATGACACCAAAAGAATGGGTTGAATCTCTACGCGAGCAAAAACCGTATTACTGGCCTAAGCCTAATGGCATGGGCGCACCAGGGAGCAACAATTCAAAAGGTCAGCCAGACATTCTCAAAGCAGATGGCTCGGTAAATATGACCAAATTGGCGCAATTACGAAATGAAAATCCGCAACTAGCTAAAGAGCTAGCGGCAAAACACGGTATTAAACTTTAAGGAGTAAAGCCTAATGGCTGAGACAAAAATTGCTGATGTAATCGTACCCGAGTTATTTACTCCGTACGTATTAAATAAAACTGCTGAAAAGTCTGCATTATGGCAGTCTGGCATTGTTGGGGATTTAGATGTAGATGTAGCTTTCGGGACAGAGGGTGGTACAACTGTAAATATCCCATTCTGGAATGATTTAAGCGGTGAGTCAGAAGTACTTTCAGATTCAAAACCTTTATCTGTAAATAACATCACTTCAGGCAAGGACATTGCGATTCTTCATGCACGTGGTAAAGCATGGGGCGCTAATGATTTGGCTAAAGCATTATCTGGTGACGATCCACTTGGTGCGGTTGGTGATCTGGTGGCAGATTACTGGTCGCGTGAGTTTCAAGGTTTTACCGTAAACACCCTTAAAGGTGTATTCGGGGCGGCCAGCATGACAGGAAATACTCACGATATTTCTGCTGGAACTGGAGCTGCCGCTGTAATTGATGGTGTATCTTTTGTTGATGCTTCTTATAAGTTGGGTGATGCCGTAGATAAATTAACGGCTATTGCAATGCACTCGGCAACCATGGCGGCTTTAGCTAAGCAAGGCTTAATCGAAACTGTTCGAGATGCTGATGGTGTGGTTCTATACAAAACCTTTATGGACCGTCGTGTGATCGTTGATGATGGCATGCCGGTTGAAGGTGATGTCTTTACCTCATTCTTGTTTGGCCAAGGTGCGATTGGATTCCAAGATATTGGGGCACCGGTTGGTGTAGAAACAGACCGTGATAGTTTAGCCGGAACAGACATTCTTATTAACCGCCGTCACTTTGTATTGCACCCTCGTGGCATTAAATGGGCTGGTGATACAGGTATTGCTCCTAATAACGCTGGTCTAGCAACAGCTGCAAACTGGGAACGTGTTTACGATCCTAAGCAGATCCGAATTGTGGCATTCAAGCACAAGATCAAATAACAAAAAGGCGGATAACACCGCCTTATTTTTTTGGAGATCCACAAATGGGACTTTCATCATTTAACCGTGCACGGGAAAGACAACAAATGACAGAAACAAAAATTGCTGAACTCGAAGAACAACTGGCAACAGTAAAGGGCGAATTTATTGCCTTTCAAAATGATACCGAAGCAATGAAAGCACGTATTGCTGAACTTGAATCAGGTGAAGGTGGTCAAACACCTGAAAATGACCAAAAACCAAGTGATACTCAACCACAACCAATTAACTATGCTGGTCTAAAAGTAGATGAGCTTCGAGCTGTACTAACTGAAAAAGGCATTGCATTTGAAGCAGGTGCTAAAAAAGATGAACTTTTAGCATTAATTCTAAAGGAATAATTCATGAGCTTTATCACTGAACAAGAAGCGATAGAACATGTTGAAGGCTTTGATGCTTTATCTGCCAGTGATAAGGCTCAATACCTTCAGATGTCAGAAGCTTATCTATTAGCACGTAATGTTAAGCCTTACGAAGATGCCACTCTGGTTCCTGAGCCTCTGAAAACAGCCTCATATCAAATCATCAAGGGCATTATGAAAGGTGACCTATATCAAGGACAGGAACAGGCACTAAAACGAAAGAAAGCCAAAGCTGATACGGTTGAAACTGAAAAGGAATATCAGGACGGATCAGTAAAGCTTAGTGCGATTGAGCAATTCATTCTTGATTTGATTAAGCCTTACAGCAAACGAAAAGCTGTATTTTTTATCAGGAAAATCTAATGGGCTTACGTGACGAAATTCAGGCAGATATTGCTGAAGCATTTAATGATGATTTAGCGGATGCCGTTCATACCTTTACATGTGAACGGATTTCAAAAACGAATTGGGATCCTAAAACTGAAACGTATGTTGAAGTTAAAGAAAACTATTCTGGGCGTGGCGTTCTGTTTGGCTCATACAGTCAATATGAGATTCAGACGCTTGGAGTCTTGGCCACAGATAAAAAGGCTACTGTTCTTCAAAATGAAGTAACTATGACTCCAAAAATTGATGATGAATGGTTAACAGCCTTAGGCTCATTCCGAGTTATCCATATTCAACAAGATCCAGCCAGTACAATCTGGAAATGTCAGTTGAGGAAGGTTTAAATACTTGGTCTAATAACCTTCTAAAATAGGGGGATATATGGCTCAACATGATTTAAAAGTAAAAATAAGAAGGATTTGGAAATGGACTTTAATTGGCATAATTATTTTCTTAGTTGTTTCATTCTTTCTTAAGAGTTCATATCCAATCACACATCATAAATTTAACTTTGCTGATGCATATGATGTTTTAAAGGATACTTTAACACTTGCAGCAGCATTTCTAGCTCCAGTTGCAGCTTTTGTATTATTTGATGATTGGAGAACTTCTCATAGACTAAAAAATAATGAAACTGAAGTAATAGAAATTTTAAAAAAAGTAAAAAATATTCCCTTTAGGGCGAAAGATCTAGCTAAGGATTTAGAAAGTTTTTATGAAAACAATCTTACTAAACAAGAAATAGAAGATTATGAAAACAAAGCATTTGCAATTTCAGCCGAAATTTTAGCAGAGCTAGGAAATATTAATTTCTCTAAGAAAAACTTTGTAAATATTAAGTTTCACGATAAATGCTTAAATTTATATAGTGAGACTTATAAGTTACTCACAAATATTATTATGCTTTGTGATGCATGGACCTGTTTAGATTTATGCAAAAAAGATGCTAGTAGGCATGACCAACTTCCGAGTTTGATTGCTCGTGAAGATGTTAGCAGTGCAATTTTTTTTCAATCTGCTAGAAAATTTCTAGGATTATTTGATGATAATTTAAAAGAAATTGATAACTTGGCAGATGAACATAGAATTAGGTAAACAATAAAAAGCCCACATAAGTGGGTTTTTTTATGGGTGCAATTAAGGAGTTTAAATGATTAATACCGATTATGTGCCCGAATGGTATATCTCACCATTTCAACATGTGCAGTACACGCTTGCTAGAAATCAGCTTCACATGGATTTGTTATTTGAAGATATGGATAAAGCCGATCAATTTTTGGATATGGGAGCGGATGCACAGGTTAGTACTTTTTCTGATGGCGCATATGCAATCGTCCAAATTGGTGATACGGCGGATAAAGACCAAATTCAAGTTTATGGATTGCTTTTACATGAAGCTGTTCATATCTGGCAAATAGTAAAACGGAGAATGGGTGAGCGAGAGCCTAGTGTGGAATTTGAAGCTTATTCAATTCAGGCAATCGCTCAAGACCTATTTGAAATGTTCGAAGCTAGTGAGGTAAATCATGGGATGGAAGGGGAAAAGGCCAACTGATTTTAGTTTTGATGTGGCTAAAATGGCAGAGGAAAAAGTAAAGAAAATTACAATGGATGCTGTTCAGTCTTTGGTCGTTTCAAGTCCTGTTGATACTGGCGCTTATCGTGCTTCTCATATCGTTTCAATTGGATCTGGAGACTATGGTGTGCGTGGACCTGAAACAAACCCTATTTACGATGCAGCAATTCAGGCAATGAAGATTAAGCTAGGCAATTTGGTCTACATTCAGAATAACCAACCTTATGCTGAACGTTTAGAAAACGGCTGGTCTGATCAAGCACCACAAGGTATTTATGGCCTCACTTTTAATTTTATTTCTCAAAAGTATGGTGGCTAAAATGGCAATGACTTTAGAGCAGACTAGGCAAGCTATTATTGATCGCATGCAAAGCTTTACGGGTATTGCTCAGGAACGGATTCAGTATCCAAATGCACCAGGCTTTACGGTACCTAAAGAAGGTTTATGGTGCCGTTTAACGATTGCAGGTGGGCCGAGCTTTATTTCAGGCATTGCAGATAAGCCATGTACACGCCGTACCGGTAATATCATGATTCAATGCTTCGATCGACTTCATGTGGGAGAGAAAGCTTTAACGATTCTTAGTGATGCTTTGCTGGCACATTTTGAATATTTCACAATCGAACACTTAGAATGTTTGAATGGCCAATCTATTTATGCGGGAAAAGATGCTGACTTCATTCAGTATAATGTGACCATTGGGTATAAGGTGAATTGATATGTCCTGCATGCTTACGCAAGAAGAAATCGAAATTAAACGGCAAGAACTGGAACGACACTTGGAAGGTGTAATGGCTGAAGAGCTAAATAAATGGCAATTAGCTAATAAACTATGTGTTTCTGATGTAAATATACGTTTGGCTAATGTTGTTAGTCTCGGAGGGCCTAAACATAACGTTGTTACGGGAGTAAGTGTTGATCTAGATAATGAGCCTTAAAATTCTTTAATTATTTGACCGCTAATAAGCGGTTTTTTTATGTCTATAGGAATCACTTATGAGCAATTTTGTATTTAAGCGTGGTGACACTTTCAACTTGAATTTGCAGCTAGTTGATATGGATGAAGCCCTGCAATTTCCACCGGATGACGTGCGCCGTGCAATTGATCTTACAGGTTATACCTTCACTTCACAGGTTAAAGCTCTGGCTGATGGTGCTGCTGTGGCCACCTTGACTTGCGCAGCATTAAATCAAAGCACACAGAAGGGATGGCTGAATATTAAATCTAGTGCAAGCACTGCAACTTGGCCTTTAGGACTGTGTCAGATGGATATTAAAGCTGTAGTTAGTGGCACTACGCAGCACACTGAAACTTTGACTTTCCAAGTGATTGACGGGGTAACAGCATAATGGCAAATCTTGTTTTTAAATTTAGTTGGGATCATCGGCCATTCCCATATAACGCTTCGCAGGGAAAACGGCAGTTTATGCTGCCATTTGCCTCGGGTATTCCAAACTTAAATCCACAGCTTTCTCAAGTTCAAGGTGCAGGTACAGCTGCTGCAGCCAATATTGGAAATGCAGATGGAAATGTAATTGGTGTGACAGGTGTTATTGTTAACTGTCAGGGGGTACAACGATTAGATTTAGGTACATCAACAAGCTCAGCCACCACTGCGGTAGAAATGGGATCACTCTCAGTAGCGGGCAATACTTTTATTGATCTGCATACATCTGGAGCTCCAACTGATTATGATGTTCGTCTCTTAGCTACAGGCGGGGATCCAGCTAAAGCAGGAGGTGGTGTATTAAATGTGACGGCAAGTACAACTATCTTTAATAGTTTGCTTCGCTCTTTGCCAACATTTAATCAGGTTACAGCTGGAAATGAGGCTCCAAACCTTTTTATTTCTCCTGGTGGCGATATTTATCGTACTGGTAAAACTTACAATAATTTTGGTCTAGGATTAAACACTCTACAGGCTACGAATAGTATTGATTTAAATACTGCAAACTTACCGAGTGGTATTTATTCTGGGCAAACTTGGACGAACTCAGGCACTACTTCTCAGTGGCAAACATTACTACAATTAAATCTAGGATCTGATGGTCCCAATTATCAGACACAAATTTCGTTCGATGGTAATGGAGGAGACACTAAATTAATTTCTCCTTCAATTCGTCGTAAATTAGGGGGAGCATGGAGTTCTTGGTATAAATTTTGGACACAGTCAAATACTACCGTAGATGCAAATGGGTTTATTAAGTCATCTTCACCAATCGTTAAGCTATTTGCTGACTCAATAGAATTAAATGACCAAGCAAGAAAACAGCCGGTTGAATTTGAAAAAATTGATGTAGGTAATTATCTTCTAAAAGGTTCTTTGGGTTTTGCTCAAGAAGGTTGGTACATTGAGTTACCCAAAGATGCCAACGGTAATACAGTGGTTGCCGTAGAGTATTCAACTCTAGAAAATGGCGACATTTCAATTAAGACCTATAAGCGTAAATTTGATTTTGAGCTTGCTGCAGTTGTTGCTGATCATGAAAATCCAATGGATATTCCATTAACCCGTTGGATCGATATTCGATTACATGAAGAACCTGAGCCAGATTCCGAAATTATTCCAACAAAGACTCCTATAGACTTTCAACCAACAAATTTATCCGAGGCTGTAGCTGCAGCCATGAATGGTGTGGAACCGCCAGAAATCTCGGATACAGACGAAACACTTTAATGACCCGCTAATTCAGCGGGTTTTTTATTGCCTAAATTTTGGAGAACCATAAATGAGTTCAGGCGCAAAAATTCGATTATATGCTTGTGAAGAAGCAGTTTTAGGAACAACTCCTGCAAATCCAGTCTGGTACACCGTTCGCCGTGTTACTGATAGTTTGACTGAAAATGTTACTACTGAAGATAGCAGTGAAGTAGTTGATTCACGTTTTCGCCAAAGCGCTGTTGTAACGGAAGCCGAAGTAACGGGTCAGTTAGAATTTGAATTATCGCTAGGTACCTTTGACTTATTCTTAAATGTTCTCGCTTTCAATAATTGGGCTGCAAATGCTTTAAGTTTTGGTGGTGGAGTACGTAAGTCTCTTACCTTGGTAAAAGTCTTTGAAGATATTGGTCAAGTCTTTATTTATCGCGGTATTCAAGTGAATACAGGTGAAATGACGATCCAGACCACAGGCAAAATCACTGGTAACTTTGGTTTAGTAGGTAGCTCATTTACTCGACAGCAGGTTAATCCTGTTACAAATCCTATCCCAGCATCGACTCGCCCTCTGGTGAGTATGCCAAACGTTGAAAAGCTACTTATTAATGGTCAGTCAATTCAGGGGAAAGCTTGCCTGCAGACACTTACCATAAACTTTAGTAATAATTTGGAAGCGATCCGTTGTATTGGTTCAGGTAAGTACACGCCTGAGTTCTATTTAGAGAAAATGATGGACATTGGCGTTAATGCTAATTTCATGTTCTCGGCAACTTCTGCCGCATGGATTGATGCTATTAAAACCCGTGATGTATTTACATTGACCTTCGATATTACAGACACCAAAGGAAGTAAGTACTCTTTTAACTTCCCGCAACTTGAAGTTAAGGAAGCAAATCACCCGGATGGTGGTGGTGATGACATCATTACAATAGATATCAATTTTGCCCAAGTGCGTACTAGTCCAACAATTGTACGTGCTCTTGTGTAATCAACTTATTTAGTAAAAAAGCCCATGGAATCCCATGGGCTTTGTTATTTCTAAAAATTAGAGGTTGCTATGGCTTTAAAAGTCGGAATTATTAAAAGCTCAGACGTATCAAAATGGTGTGAATACAAGGGGGCTGATGGCGAGGTACAGGCAGAGTTCAAAGTCCGTGGTATCGCCTATAAACCTTTTCAGGTAGCAATTGAACGAGCCGGAAATCAGATTTCATCCAAAGGCTATGATGTGATGGTCAAAGATGAAAATGCCAAGCTTTACCATGAACTTTTAATGGATGCATGCGCCGCCCACTTAATCGAAGACTGGAAAGGTGTGGTATTTGCCGAAATCGTAGACGGTAAAACGGTTGAATCTGAAAAGCCCTATACACCTGAGAATGCCTCAAAGCTTCTTAATCTTGGTGATATTGGTATTTCAATCTGGCTATTCATTAAAGAACAGGCCCAGAAGATTCAGGAAGAAGCCGACAAGGATAAGGCTTTAATTCTGGGAAAGTCATCGAGCTCTACAAATACCAAAAAACGTATGCGTCGAAAACGCCGCACGAAATCGAACAAATCAAATTCTTAGGTGGACACATTCCGGATCCGCCAGAATATTCTTATGCGGCTGAATCCATTCTTTCGGCATTTAGCACCATATGCCGATCCAGACGGTATGAACAGAGCATCCCGTTATCATTAGACCAGCAGGCTATCAATGTCTATGCTGAGCATAATGATTTGCCTGTGGCTGCTCATATTTTTAATGACTGTATTTTTGCTTTGGATAATTTGTTTTTGGAGGAGTGCCATAAGAAGATATCAACCAAAAGCAAAGGTAAGTGACCAAATTGGGTATTGCCGGGCTGAAAAGCCCAATTTGGTCAAAACGTCAAACAATTAAGCAGTTGTTATTAAACGCGACTCAAAATAACGCAGTCGATGTTACAAAATACTTGATCTGGATTGACAGAAAATTACCTTTAAGGTATTGCGCGTGATTATCAAATAATGAATAATCACCTTACCGTCAATATTTGACGGTTCAGCATTCTTTTACTCTTTTGAGAACCTTGGTGTTTGCTTGTATGTGTTTAACATTAACTGAAGCTAAACAAAAACTTAGAGCATTTGCTAGAGATACTAGCAAAATCAAGTTAACTGCACATGCAAAAGAAAGAATGAAAGAACGCTGTATCTCTATGAAGCAAATTATTTGCTGTTTTGAGCATGGAGATATTACTGAGGGGCCGTACCCAAATACTCGTGGTGATTGCCAGCTAAATGTTTCTGTTCGCACTGCAGGCGAATACATAACAACAGCTGTTGCAATCAAGCAGAGCGAGAACGGTGAATTCTCAGTAGTAGTCACTACATTTAGAGAGTAGGCTAAATTATGTATCACTATGAAGAATGCGGTCTGAGCAATATTTGGCTGCGCAATGGATTTACAATTGAAAATGATGAAGACTATGGTGAACTCGTATCTATTGAATCTGTTCATGAGCTTCATAATGCCATTGGGTTGTTCTTAATTACGCAAAAGCCTGACTTGAATGGTGAGGAAATTCGTTTTTTACGTAAAGAACTAAACTTGTCACAGAAGAATCTTGCTGGGCTTTTAGGAGTCAGTGAGACTAGTATTAGACATTGGGAAGCTGATCGCGGTTTAATTGGTAAACCTACTGAGCTATTACTTCGTGCATTATATAAAGAGCATGTTCAAGGTGATGGCAAACTAAGAAGTATGATTGAGTCATTAAATCATCAGGAACGAACTTTAGTACCAAGTGAAATTAGTTTTTCATATGGAAATAACCATTCATGGCATCAAACCAATTGTGAAATAGCTTAGTTAGTTTTATTTGATAGAAACCACCTTCGGGTGGTTTTCCTTTATGTGACATTTAGTAACCAGTTTGTTAAAGTTAGTACACTTTATAACAAATGGTTAAAATTCATGAAACAAGTCATTTTAAGTCTATTATTAGTTCTAAGCTCATTAAATTTTGCGGAAGCAGGTAGAGGCAGACAACCGTGCTCTGGTAAGAAAGGTGGGGTAAGTCATTGCGATGGTAGTAAGTTTGTTTGTAATGATGGTTCCATCAGTGCTTCTAAAAAGATCTGCTCTAGATAGGTGATGTGATGGGATTAAATTTTAGAAAAAGTATAAAAATTGCTCCGGGAGTCCGGGTAAATATAAGTAAAAAAGGAGTCTCAAGTGTTTCTGTTGGTGGAAAAGGGGCACGAGTAAATGTTAGTAAGAAGGGAACTCGAACAACAGTAGGTTTACCGGGTACTGGTTTATCTTATTCCAAGTTCTCTAGTCATACTAAGAAAACAACACCTAGAAGAGAACCTGATTTTAATAATCGAGATAATGTATGGGGTTACCCTAAATCTGAATGGATAATCAGTGGAGTTATTTTATTTATAGCTTTAATAATTTTTATTTGGATTATTAGCTGATTTTTTAAATTTTGATATTTGATAGGTTTATATATGAAAAAGATTATTTTATTAAGTTTGGTTTTTGGTTTGGTAGGGTGTAATAAAAAGGAGAATACCAACTCCATCATTAGTAATGAGGTTAGTACAACCGCTTCTAACGTAGTTGCTACACCAACTGATAAAGAAAATACTTTGAATAATTGGGTTTATGACGAATCAAATGATGAGATGCGCGGCATCAAATCAAAATTTGCCAGTATCACATCAATTAATGATGTTCATTTTTCTTCACCTTATGAAGGTGGCTCCAAGCTTCTTATTACTTTGCGTGAAAAAACAGGACAACCTCTAGATGTGTTATTTGTAATAAGTAAGGGACAGTATGCCTGCGACACTATTTCACGCAATTGCTATGCTTCATTTAAGTTTGACGATAATACGGTAGAAACTGTAGAGCTAGATAGTACTGCCGATCATGCGAGTGACGTTTTATTCGTGAGAAATGACGATGATGCCAACTTATTCATTAAAAGGCTTTTAAATTCCAAGAAACTTATCATAGAGCTTCCATTTTATCAAAATGGGAGTAAGCAGTTTAAGTTTGATGTATCGAATTTAAAATGGAACCCTCCTACTGTTAAACAGACAAAATTTCAAGCAGATTGGGGTATAGAGGAGATTTCGGGATCTGCTGAAGAGGCAGCAGCTGCAGTGGTGGCGGCAGCGACAGATATAACTGAACCAGTTAAATAAGTAACTTAAAGATGCTAATAGTACCCAAAGGTGCTTTTTTCTAACTAATACATCAGATTATTAATTTTGAACGGCCCACTCCTTGAGTGGGTTTTTTATTGCCTAGAGGAAAGTAAAGATGGCACAAGAATCCCGTTTGGTCATTGTTATTGATTCGCAAAATGCTGAACGTAATGCGCGTAATCTAGGCAATAAATTAGATAGTATTGAGCGTAAAGGCGACTTTGCCACTAAATCAATGGATGCGTTATCTGTTGCTACACGTCAACTTGCAGGTTATATGGCTGGATTGGTTACTGTAAGTGCTGCCATTTCTAAGATGGACACTTATACAGGACTCCAAAACCGCCTCAAGTTAGTAACGAGCAGCCAAGTTGAGCTAAACAAGGCAACTGAAGATACATTCCGAATTGCTCAAAAGACATATTCAGCTTGGGATTCTGTATTACAGGTATATCAACGCTTTAGTGACAATGCTAAAACACTGAATTTAACTATGGATGACACTGCTCAACTAACTGAAACAGTATCAAAAGCAGTTGCGATCAGTGGTGCAAGTGCAGAAGCAGCTGATGCAGCTTTAGTTCAATTCGGGCAGGCTTTGGCAAGCGGTACATTACGTGGTGAAGAACTCAACTCAGTTATGGAACAAACACCAGCTCTAGCAAAGGCTATTGCTAAAGGTATGGGGATCACCGTAGGAGAGTTGCGTTCAGTTGCGGCTGAAGGAAAAATTACTTCACAAGAAATTGTAAAAGCGCTTAGAAATGTAGAATCTGATGTTGATGCTCTTTTTGCTAAAACAGATATCACAATCGGGCAGTCTCTCACACTCCTAAACAACGAGATCACAAAATTTGTTGGCGAAGCAGGTAAGGGAAGTGGTGCGGCACAGGTATTAGCTGGATCAGTTCAAACTCTTGCAAGTAATTTAGATTTAATTGCTGATGGGGCTTTAGTAGTTGGTATTGGATATATCACTCGTGCAATTTTGATGAAGAGCGCTGCTATTAAAGAGGGAATGGCTTCAACTTTAGCGAGCCGCCAAGCATCTGTATTAAATGCTCAAGCAGAATATGCAGAAGCTACCGCTGCTTTGAATGCAGCAAAAGCTCATCTCGCGAATGTGCGAGCAACAAATGCAGAAACCCAAGCTAAATTTGGAGCAACTGCGGCAGCAACTCGATACGCACAAGCACAGGCAGCAGTAACTGCTGCTACAAATGCACAAACTGCTGCGCAAACACGCCTCTCAGCAGCTTCTTCTTTAGTTGGTAGTATTGGTAGCCGAGCATTAGGACTTATCGGAGGTCCAATTGGAGCAATTACCTTAGGTGTATCCGCTCTGGCTGCAACTTACACTTATTTTAAAGGTAAGGCAGAAGAAGCGAATAGAACTCTCGCTGAACAAGCCGAAGTGGCTAACCGTACTGCTGAAGAATTAAAAGGCTTAAAAGGTGAGGCAAAAACCAAAGCTATTAATGACTTAACAACGGCTTTTAAAGCTCAAAATGAGGAGTTGAAAAAAACAGAAATGGCTGTTGGTTCAGCTTTAATTGATATTCAAAACTACGGTAAAGGTAATGTTGAACTTACAAGGATTTCTAATGAAGCTCGATTGGGCACGATTAGCTACAAGGAGGCTATGGAGCAACTTGCTAAGCAGAAGTTACCCCCAAGCTTAAGAGATGCATTGAAGGAGCAAATCGACAAATATAATGAAGCTTATGAAAAGGCTGATAAGACCAAAACAGCCATTAAATTGCTTGGTATTGAAGTTACTTTAACGGGTAACAAAGCACAAAATGCAGCAATTGAGCAGCAGAAACATGCTGATGCCATCAAGAATACAAAACAGGCTGCAGATGAGGCTCAAAAGTCCTTACAGAAAATGTATGCAGATAAATTGTGGGATACGCAATTTGTCGAGATAGTAATGAAAAAGGGTTTTTCTGAGTCTCAGGCTAATGATTTACTGAAGCTTTATAAAGATTCATTAGCTAAGGGTCTTAAGGCAGCAGACCGAGAGGCTATGAAAGCATTAACGGATACTTGGAAAGCAGAAGAATCAATCAAAGCCATCACGGATGCTAGAACTGATTCAATACGTGAGCAAAACAAGGAGCTTAAAAATCAGCAAAAAGTACTAAATGTAAATGCGAAAGTCCTAGCAAATGCTTCAAAATTCGGCTTTGCAGATCTGGAGTCTAAATACAAACTTCCATCAGGAACATTATCCGCGATTCATATGATCGAATCTCGAGGTAATGCAAAAGCCTATAACAAAGAAACCGGAGCCACTGGTGGATTTCAGTTTCTCGAAGGTACTGCCAAGCAATATGGCGTAAAAGACCGCACTGATTTAGCACAATCTGCTGAAGGTGCCGCTAAGTACATGTCTTATCTTTTGAAGCTTTTTAAAGGTGATTTAGAAAAGGCTGTACGTGCATATCATGCAGGTGAAGGCAATGTAATGAAGGGTAAAGGTATTGGTAAAAATAATAATCAATACTGGAAAGACTATCAAAGTTACATGGCTGGTATTAATGGCTATTCTGCTGGTGATATCTCATCAAAAGACTTTGATAAGCTTATTCAAGATACCACTAAAATGGCCGAGGAGCAGGCAAAACTTCGTCTTCAATTAGAGAATGAGGTTGCTAATCAAGTAACAAAGATTAGGTATGATCTGGCCAAAAAACTTGAGGATGTTGATAAAGCTAACTTTAGCCCAGAACGCAAGGCCGAAATTAAAGCAGAACTTCAAGCACGTGCAGATAATGATATTGCTATTGCTGAGCAAGCTACAAAGACTAAGCTTGATTCATTCCGAGACTACACAAAGACGGAAGAGCAAATATTAAAAGATAGCTATGCCAAGCGTCAGTTTGAGGCCGAGCATGACCTAGATTTAACTAAAGATCAGCGTAAAGAGGCTGTTGATCTATTAGCTCAACAATTAAAGCAAGAACTTGGGTTAATGCAATTAGCTCAGGAACAGCGTTTATTTCAGGCACGCTTATCATTGCTTTCCGAAACTCAAGCCATGCAGGAACGTTACAGACTAGAACGGGAGGAAATTCTTAAGAATACCAAGCTTTCTATAGAAGAGCGGCAAAAGCTAATCGCATTGTCTAAAGCCAGTCAGGATAAAGAGACTCGTGATAAGGTGAATAATGCTGTTCAAAATTGGGGTAATATCCAAGCCGATATGAATGGTACCGGAGAATTTTTCAGACAGGATCAGGAACGATTTAGCCGTTTAAATGCTGCAAATGATTTAGCAGATAGTCAATTTGCTGCTACTGATCTTGATGAAAAAAATGGTTTAGATACTCTAAATGCACAAATGGAAGCAGGACTCATTAAGCAACAGGACTTCGAAAACCAGAAAACAGCAATCATTCAAGCTGCTCAGGACCAACGCAATCAGATTGCTGCCGAATATGCTCAGAATGCTCAGGATATTGAAGATAAATATCAGCAAGATCGTTTGAACACCCAAATTGCATTTGGTGGCCAAATGATGGGTTCACTTACATCGATGTTTGGTTCAATGTTTGGAGAGCAATCTAAAGCATATAAGATCATGTTCGCCGCTGATAAAGCTTATGCCATTGCAGCTGCTGGTATTGCGATTCAGCAAAGCATTGCTCAGGCAGCAAAGGTAGGTTTTCCAACAAACATTCCTTTGATTGCTAGTGCTATTGCTCAAGGTGCAAGCATCATTGCAAACATCCGGGCAATCAAAGATCAAGGTTTTGCTGAAGGTGGTTATACAGGTCGGGGTGGGAAATATGAAGTTGCGGGTGCTGTGCACAAAGGCGAAATTGTATGGTCCCAAGAAGACATTAAACGCTGGGGTGGAGTTGGTTTAGTTGAGAAAATGCGTAAGAGTGCAAATCCTGAAGCTTTTCTCAATAACAATGCCTCGGGTGATAGTGTCATGCGCCGTGCAATGATGAGCTCTAATGCCTTTATAGAAAGCCAAAAGCAATCGGACATCTTTAATCAACCGGTTCAAGATACTCAGATTATCTATAAGGGTAATAGAGACACACCTAAGTTAGCATCTTCGGCAAGTTCTGACCTATTCCATGATGGCAAGGTCTACTTTTCATACAATGGTTTAGTTCAGGATCGCTCAAATCTGGATGATGTTCAGGACTTCACGAGAGGTCAAGCTGCTCGACCTCAAGCTGAGATTATGCCTTCAATTGAACCTTCTACACCTACTATCAATTTCAAAATTGAAGTGATTAATCAGGTGAGTGGAGCAACAGTTGAAGCCGAACAACTGGACGAGCAAACAGTCCGGATCATTGTTAAAGATGAACTGGATAAGCAGCTTCCAAGAACGGTACCTAAGCTTGTAAGTGATCAAATCGCAAATCCAAACTCAACCATTAGTCGGTCTTTGACTGAGAATACGACAGCGAGAAGAAATCGTACTTAATAATTTGAACCCTTTTCGGAGGGTTCATTTTCATAATATTTAAATTTCAAGGTGATAGAGTTTGTTGGCATTAAAATTGATGGTTAAGACATGAAAAAAATAATTGTAATTTCTATAACACTTTTAGGCCTTACGGGATGTGCCATTCCTGCGGTAAATAATCTCGTAAGATCCACAAATATGTATCAAGATGAAATAGCAGGTGATACAGCGAATTTAAGGGTTTATAGAAGTAATGTACCTATGGTGCAGTTCTATATTAGTTATCAAAATAATAAGGGTGAAAAAATTTCAAAAAACCTAATAACTAAGCAGATTTCAAATAATTTATCAAAGTATGGCTCTATGCATGAGCCAAAAAAATTAAATATGCCTAAACCCACAATCAGTTTAAATAATGGTGAAGAGTTTTTTGAGTTTAAAGTACCCGCAAATAAGAAGTTAACTTTCAGGCTTACTTCAGTTATTGGGTCAACTACTATGTATAGTTGTGATGTAAAAATGGACTATCAGTTGGAAAGAAATGGAAATTATGAATTGATCCGTTTTAAACAGATCAAAGATTTTGTGAATCCAGTTTTACTGACTGAACCATCTCAAGATGGAGCTTACTGCAAGTTTGTAGTGAAAGAGATTTTTGAAGATGGTAAAGAAACTATTATTAAATCGATTTCTTAATGTTAAATCGTTTATGTAATTAATTTAAATATCTAAACCTTATTTCATCAAACCACCCTTCGAGGTGGTTTTTTATTACCTGAAGGAAAGTTATGTACAAGTTAAAGCTAAATCCTCAGACCAGCGGCTATGGCGTAACACCGGGTGATGATGTGAAACGTCAGCAAATGGATGGTGGGCGTGGTCGCTATTACATCGATGTGAAGCGTAATAGCCATATTGTTGATGTGAACTGGAATTTAAGTAAAACCGATTTCAATAAAATGATGGCGTTCTGGCGGGTCTACCAGAATAAACCAGCCTCATTTTATGCGGATCTGGTGATTGATCAGGGAACACGTCAGCAATACCTGTGTAACTTCATTCCGAACTCGTTCAAGACCAATGAGGTGAATGGCAACCTTTACCGGGTAAATGCACAACTCGAAGTTGTTCAAAACCAGCCTAACCTTGCTGCAGATATAGCATTAATTAAAGATTGGGAGGTCTGATGGATAACGAATATGCCGAATTCTTTTTCAATCGAAAAGTTGATATTTATCAACTGGAATGTATTGAACTCTCACACCCTTCTTTTATGAATACTTACCGGGTAGTCCGTAATGATGACCGAGGGGTGTATGTTCAGCACAATGAAGGTGAAGGGCAGGTGCTTTATGAATACCTGCCTATGACAATTCAAAGATCCGGAATGCTGGGTGATCTGGACCAGACATTAACAGTCTCTATATCTGGTTTAGGTGATGTAATGCCGGATGAGTTTGAACGGGTAATCGAAGGCCAATATCCCGATGTAAAGCCAACAGTAAATTACCGGATTTACAGTTCAGACAATCTGAATTCTCCAATGTTTTATTTACTCGGACTGCAACTCTCCAGTGTTGCAATGAACCATAAAGCTGTGACATTCAAGGCTGAATCACCAAGATTAAATACTGCGAAGACTGGAGATATCTTTTCGCTTGATCGTTTTAGTGGTTTGAAGGGGGCTATATGAAGAGTCACGATCATTTGCTCGATAAGCAATATGACGAGGAACACTACAACTGTGTTCACTTCGCGCATGAAGCTGCAATGGATCTATATGATATCGATCGAGGAGAGGCGCTTGAGTTTTTTATGAAGCCCGTCAAAGAGAAGGTATTTCTGCCATCAAGATTGAAGTTACTAAATCCATTGCCCATGCCCAAGGAAGGCTGCATAGTCGCCTTTCACTCTAGATACCGAAACAAGCCCCCACATGTGGGGCTTTTTCGTTTGGGGCGTATTTTGCATTTGCAGGAATCAGGCGTTTCATGGATGCCAATTCAAGTCGTTCAAGCATTTGGATTTAATCGTGTGAGTTTCTATGATTAAGATTATTTATAAACAAGACCCTTTATCCGAAGACAAAACAATTGAACACGCTGAAACTTTGGGTCAATGGCTTACTTCAAAATATGACCATATGCCTGAGCATGTCCGTATTTTTCATACCATAAGCAATATGGATCATGCGGAAATTTCATTTGCGAATGAAGTCACACCGAAGAATGCATATGAATTAAAGCAGCTCGATTTCTTGCCAGGCACTTTCATTGTAATTGAGAATCCCAAGGGTATAGACCCCATAACTCTAGCTTGGATAGCGGTTGCTTCTATAGTTATGGGTGTGGCTGTTGCATTATTAATGCCTGTGCCCTCAATTACCCAAACCAACCAGAATAACAATCAATCCTCGTCTGCAAATAACGAATTATCAAACCGTGAAAATAAAACTCGCGTAAATGGTCGTATCGCAGATATTTATGGTGCCGCTCACGATACCCCTGATCTGATTACTGTGCCTTACAAGGTATATGAAAACAATGTCGAAGTAGAGCATGTTGTTGGTTGTATTGGTCGTGGTCACTATAAAATTAACGGTGCATATGACGGTGAAACCAACATTGTTGATATTGCCGGCGCATCGGTAGAAGTCTTTCGACCGGGTGTCGATATTGTCTCGGGTGAGCCATATTTCTCGCTTGGTACCGAAATTACAACTCCACCCTTAACAGTTCAGCATCAAACTTCTGTTAATGGCCAAGTTTTACGTCCTGCTGATACACAATCTTTAGAAGGTACGAACTACCTTCATTTTGCATATCCAAACGAGATTCTTCGGGCAACGGCAAACAACACAGATTTAACCACTAAGTTTGTAAGTAATGACCGCGTAGAAATCACGAATGCCTCATTCACGTTTAACGGCCAGACTTATGATTTAAACGGCACTTACAGTGTTCTATCGGTAGCTGATGATCGAATGACGTTATCAAATCCGGCGGCCGTTAATGCTAACTGGTTAAAAGTTAAAGAGTTAAGTGCCCAGCAAACAGCAGCTTTATCACCAAAGATCAGTTCAATAGGTGAAAAGTGGATTGGTCCATTCATTCTGGACAATGTCGAACGAAGTCGGGTGCTATGTAACTTTGTGGCCACAAATGGACTTTACACAGTTTCTTCAGGTGGAAATCAGGGAGCTGTAAACGTCACGATTGAAGTAGAAGTAACGCCGGTAAATGAATCGGGTGCAGCCATTGGTAATCCAATGCTAAAGCAGATCATTCTAAAGGGTTCGGCAAAGTCACGTCAGACAGTTGGCGCAACGCTGGATATGGTGACATTTCAAGGTCGCTGTAGTGTCCGTGCACGTCGTTTAACACCAACACCGGCGGTTACAACGGTAGTAGATGAAGTAAAGTGGCAGGCGCTTTATGGTGCTTATCCTTTGCAAAGCACAGTGTATGAACATGAAACGGTTTTTCGTGCGCGCACTTATGCAACCACTGGAGCTTTATCTGTTAAGTCCCGCAAGATCAATTTTGATCTTCAGCGGATGTTACCGACTTTTAAAAACGGCGCAATGACGACAGAGCTATTTCCAACATCAAGCTTTGCTGATGCATTGGTTTCAATGGCACTGGATGACAAGATAGGCCGCCGTACGATCGACGAAATAGATCTGGAAAATATCTATCGGACTTATAACGATGTAGTTGATTATTTTGGTACACCACTTGCGGCTGAGTTCTGTACTACGATTGATGATACAAACCTGTCTTTTGAAGAGCTGGTCACCAATCTTTGTGATGCCGTGTTTTGTACTGCATATCGTCAAAATAATAAGCTCAAGCTTTATTTTGAACGTCCAACTGATAACTCGGTAATGCTATTTAACTTCAGGAATATTATTCCTGATAGTTACAAGCATGATCTTACCTTTGGCGTGATGGATGACTACGATGGACTGATCTATGAATACACGGATCCGGCCGACGATAGTCGTATCAATATCTATCTACCGCATAAAGGGGCCAAGAACCCCAAAGAGGTGAAATCTGTAGGTGTGCGTAACAAGTGGCAAGCTCATTTTAATGCGTACCGGCTTTGGAACAAGCTTCGCTTCCAGCGCAAATCCATTACCTTTGATGCGGCACCAGAATCAGAATTACTGGTTTTACGTGACCGGATTGCTGTAGCGGATTATCGCAATGGTATTCATCAAAGCGGCGAGGTGGTACAGCAAGAAGGTTTAATTCTCACCCTAAGCCATGATGTCGATTTCATTGCAGGCAAGAGCTATGTGATCTATCTGCAAATGGGGGATGGTACCGTGGACCTGATTCCCGTTACGCCGGGTTCAGCCAAGAACAAAGTAGTTTTAGGGCGTTTACCGAACGGGGCCTTAAAGCTTAGTCCCGATGACTTTGTGAATACTATCTACACCGTAGTTAATGACGATACCAAAGGCTCACTGCCTTATCTGGTTGCAAAAAGAGAACCGGCTGACCAGTTCTCTAATACCATTACTGCAATTAATTACGATGAACGTTATTACCTCAATGACAAGGACTTTATTGATGTGCCGGTTGATGATTCACCGATTTACATTCGATATGACCAGCTGGATATTAATCTGGCACGTTTATATCAGATGCAAAGAGGGGATTTGCCAACGACTGGAGAAATCAGTTTTGTAGTTGAAGCAGGTGCACTAGTTTCAAGTTCAAGTTCTTATCGACCGGAAACCAGATTTGTCTATAAATTCGACTATAACTCTAGTCCTGCAAAACGAGAGTATATCGTTCCAGCTGCATCAGAATTACCTGCTATTGATACTGGTGAGTTCCCACCTGATCTCGTGGTAAATTTGACTATTAAAGGTGCTGTTGTTGGACGAGGTGGTGATGGAGGATTGCCACATTTGGCATTTGGTGCATGGTCTACCGATCCGGATTACAACTTTACCAAAACCCGTCGTGATGGTTTTCAGGGAGCACCCGGTCTATTAAACCGGCACAGTAAACTAAACCTGATTATTGATGGTGGAACTCTGGCTTGAGGCGGCTCAGGTGGTGGAGCAACACCAAGCGGTATTTATACAGGATTATCGTATGGAGTTCAGGGTATTCCCGGTGGAGCTGGAGCACCTTTTGGTCGGGTTATGACCGGACAACCTATTACTAACGATTCACAAGACTGGCGTTGGTACTTAAATGGTGACTTTATGGTTGTCAAAGTAACCGATGCCGAAGCTTCGGTACCCGGTAAAGGTTACCGAACCCAAAATGATCGTTATGGATCTCCATTATCAGGTGATGGCGGAAATTGGGGCCAACGTGGCACCAAATCCACCAATGATGGAACGTGGAACTGGCAATACCATGGCACAACTGAAGGTCAGCCGGGGCCGGGTGGACCTGCAATTGTTGGGGTGGCACCGCTTACAACTCAATTGATTAACGGAGGGAAAATCTTACAAACCCTTTAAACCTTAAGAGAACTTTGAGCACCCAATTCGGGTGCTTTTTTATTGCCTAAAAATATCTGGAGAAATTTATGGAACCAGTTTCCACTAGCGGTTTTACAGCACTTTTAAAATTATATGGGATTGCAATCATGGTGACTTTAGCAGTCGGTTTGGTTGCAGCAGTTGTATTAATGACTCGTATGCCACGCTCACCACAAGAGTGGGGCGTAGGCTTGATCTGTACTGTTGTATCAAGTCTTGCTGGCGGCTCATTCATTATTGTGAAGTGGGGGCTTCATGAATGGGTTACTGATGTATGGGGGATGATTGCTCTGGGTGGTTTCTTCTTTGTTTGTGGTTTACCCGGTTGGGCTTTGGTCCGTTGGATTTTTAACTTCATAGATAAACAGGAAGGGAAAACGATTGTTGAAGTGATTAAAGAGTTTAAGAAAGCCAGAAAAGACATTGAAAACAGCTAATGCCGCCTTCGGGCGGTTTTTTACATCTGAAGGAAACCGAAATGAACATTGAAAAATATCTTGATGAATTAATTCAGCGTGAGGGCGGGTACGTAAATAACCCAGCAGATCGGGGCGGTGCAACCAAATACGGTATTACTGAAGCTGTAGCACGTGAAAACGGCTATAAGGGCAATATGAAAGATTTGCCTCTTGATATGGCCAAAGCAATTTATCGGAAACAGTACTGGATAGAGCCACGTTTTGATCAGGTTAATACTCTTAGCTCTGCAGTAGCTGAAGAACTTCTAGATACTGGAGTGAACTGTGGTATCAACTTTGCTAAACCACTTTTACAGCGTGCTTTGAACTTGCTTAACAATCAAGGTAAAGCTGGGTATGCAGATTTAAAGGTTGATGGGGTTTATGGATCTGAAACTCTTAGAGCTCTAAAAACTTATCTGGCCAAACGCGGGAAAGAAGGTGAGAAAGTGCTTGTGCGAGTTCTTAATATCATGCAAGGCCAGCGTTACATTGAAATCTGTGAGCGCAATCCAAGTCAAGAACAGTTTTTCTATGGCTGGATCAGCAATCGAGTGGTGATCTAAATGGCTCAAGCAGAAACAGTAACAGAGCTTACGCCATATTTAGAATATTGGAGCAGCGGCATCTATATGTTTAAGTGCCCCGGGTGTAAATATTTACATCCTTTCCATGTAAAAGAGGGCGCACATCATAATGGTAGCATTTGGAATTTTAATGGTGATGTCGAAAAGCCCACATTTACACCTTCATTACTTGTTAATGACCATTATCCAGCAAGCCGATGCCATCTGTTTTTGACTGAAGGGAAGATTCAATTCTTGACTGATTGTCATCATGAGCTCGCTGGCTTGACCGTTGATATGGTGCCAATCGATGTTTAAAATTTTGATGTTATGTATCCTATTATCAGGATGCTCAGCTCATACAATCAATAGTGATGTGAATATAGTTATTTGTGTAAAAGCCCTCTAAGGAAGGCTTTCACAGTTTATGCATTTTTGATATTAGCTAACTGATTATTTTTACTAAAATAAATACATATTAAAATAGCAATTAATATTACTCCGGATGCTGCAAAACGGCTTAAGTCTAACCCTCCAGCGGAAAGGGGCTTATCTAAAAAGTCTCCAACCACAGCACCCAAAGGACGAGTTAAAATAAAAGTACTCCAGAATAAAAATGTTCTTGAAGCAGAAGTGAATTTATACAACAACACCATCAATAAAATGAGTGA